CATAATATATATATTTAAAGTTCAAGCCACAAAGGGCTTGACACTTAACTAGAACGGAAGTACATCAGGTGTTGTGTTATGATAATCAACCCAATTAATAGAATTAATATGTTCTATTTGTTTGGATTCTGTCATACCTGATAGCTTTCTATACAATAGAACGTCTATCTTAATTAGATAATGACTTGCGCCATTGTCGTAATAAGAATAGTATTCTTTTGCTTTATGAAAATCTTCTAAGTTCTTGTAACCTCCAAGTTGAACCATCTCTAATGGTGGAGATTGGTGGTCTGTTGAAATAAGTACTGAATGTATCATAGTTATAAAGTTTAAAAGTTCAGAACACAACGGGAAAAGTAAAGGCTTTAGCCGTTTGTTCTGTTACTTTACTTAGAATGGTCTATTGTAATCATAGACTAATCTACATTTAACAAAATGTCGTGTGTGATATAAATAGTTTTCCGCTATACGTAAATCATCTTGAAGTTTAACACTTGCTTTTATACAACTGTTATCATCATTATGAAACTTATAACGTAACATAGCTACATCAGCAATTGCTTCTGAAAGTTTTGCAATTGCTTTATTGTTTAACCATTGAGCTGTTTTAACATCAGCTTTTTTGTAAATTAAATTACTCATAATATAAAGTTTTAAAGTTCAATGCACATTGGGAAACGTACATTGAACTTTGTTTAGTCAAGGTCATTGTCTATAAGCCATCTTTTAAATGATGGTTGACAACCACTACAACAATAAGAACAATATTCAAGATATTGTTCTACTAATTCTTCTTGATAAGATTTACCGTCTTCATTTAAAGACGATAAATGTTCTTCACAATAAATACCTGTGTTATTCATAATATAAAGTTTAAAAGTTCAGAGCACATTGGGAAATGTACTCTGAAACTTTTAGAATGGTAAGTCATCCATTACAAATGGTTTGTTATGTTTACCATGACTGTTACGCAATGGTTTAACATTATTAATACCAAACTTTTCTTCAAATGAAGTTAACAGGTAATGAAACTTATCGCATTCTGATTCATTAAAAGAATGCCATTGACTATCTTCATTACTTTTATTGCAATGACTACACTCCATACATGGATATGTAACATTATCATTAGGACAATACTCAGGACTAATACAATTTGAGAAACACATAATTAAAAGGTTTAAGTTAATATTCAAAGCACATTGGGTAAACAATTACTTGACATTGTCAATTTAAATGACTAACTTCTCCGCTCTACAACGAAACACAACGTACTTCTTTCTGCTATAAAATACTGCAACCAAACACTTCGATTACTACATAGTAAACGTAATGATGACAGCTTACTCATACAGACTGCAATACTCGCATGAATATGACGATAGATATAAAGAAACTTCAGTACGCATTGGGAAAACTTGAGGCGAAGACGAAGATGGCGGGCTATAGCAAGCTATTAAAGACCCTACGGGGATTTATTTAGAAAGACTTCTCGCTCGGCATCCACTATAACAAACAATGCTGTCATTGAAACGGGGTAGGGGGTATTGTTTATAAAAAGATATACTGTGGGGGGCTTGTTGTGTGGTATTAAATAATTATATTAGGGTACATGGAAAGCTTGTCTGTGTCGTACTTAATAGTAGAAGATAATAATAACAGTTATATAAAAGAATATGATTGTTTGGATATGGAGTTAGGTCATGTGCCTGGTTACAGTGAAGAACATGAGAGCGTTTTAATACCTAATAAGGAGGTTTAGTTAGTGAAGAGGGGTCTTACTTGATTGTAGGGCTCTCTTTATTTTAGTGCATATAGTAACTATCTACTGCTCCAAAGCAATACTGTGTTATGTATGCTTCTGTTTCCTCGTCAGGTTGTTTAACTCCTGATATTCTCATAATAGCTTTAGCCATGTGTACGGATTCATGTACAAGTATTGATGAGTTGTGATATTCTGTGAGTAATAGAACTACATACGATCCTTCTGTTTTACTATCTACTTGAATAGTTTTAGCAAACTCCATAACATTCATTATGTTTTCTTTATGAATACCAGTAGAATGTTTAAATGATTCAGCAATATCTTTTGCATCATCTTTAATAACTTTTACTAATACATTGTATAGGGGAACTTTAAACTCAAAACTATCTTTCTTCATCTTTTATGTTTTCTTATGAACTGAGTACATTGCTTTAACACTAGAGTGTATTCTAAGGTTTCTAAGTATGTATATAAACTCCTCGCTATACTTTATATTCTTTCTACCAAGTAACCTCGTTAGATGGCTTATTTTTAAATCTTTATTTACAAACTCATTTTCATCATTAAGAAGAATACTCTCCCTCATAACGTGTAAAGATTTAACAAACTTAATAGCATACTCTTTTTCTTTTTCTGTTCCTAAAAGCTTTTGCTCATACTTCTTAGGAAAGTACTTTATCGTGTAGTCAGCAATACACACGTTAGGTACGTAACCTTTGCTATAATACTTATCATTGTTATTCATTGTTATCATTGCTTTCAACTAGTAGAATTTCCATAGGAAATTAGTTTAGATTAAACTTGTTTGTTAATGACGACCTTTACCCCCCTATAATCCCCCCGCAAATATATGTAATGTATTTTGCTTACACAAGGCTTAATTCAATTAATGTAATTTTTTTTTACATAAATAATTTTTTGTATATTTAAAGTATATAAGCTATAAAGATGAATAAAAATATTAAAGAGCAAGGTTTAGTTAAGTCGCCATACAGTAAATCTCTAGGTGTAATTAAGTTTGAAGAATTATCAGCTATAATTTCAATGAAGGATAGCGGTAGGGATTTGTATATGTTCTTATTACAAAATCAAGACAAGTTCTTAGCACATAACGGAATAGCTTATATTAACCCTATTGAGTTAGTATTCTTTTTAGACGTTACTAGAAAAACAATATACAATGGTATCAATTCAATGATATCATCTAACATATTGAAAAGATGTAACGTAGTAGGAGAGTACTACTATAACTTTAAATATTTTCCAGAATGATACTAAAAAGAATAACAGAAGAATCTGTTTGTATTGACGGTGAAGTATTATCATTACAGAATGATGGTCTATACGGTACAGAAGAACAAAGACTAAAGCCTAGAGTTGTTAATTGCTTATTAAAGCTTTTAATGGCAGAGGTAGCTACTGATGAAGGTCAGTATGTTAATCAGATTAATACATTGCTAAAAGAAAATAAAATAATAGGCTCACTAGGAATATGTTTGGAACTCTAATAGATATTGACACAGATGGTAACATTTTAATGAAAGATAAAGGTGTTGCATTGTTGCCTAATTTATTTAAAGTCTATAAGGATAAATACCTTGGCTCTAAGGCAGTCAAATGGATTGTAGCTATGCATGACTATCGTTCTCCTTATAGGTCATTACCGCAAGGGCAAAGAGAAACTATGATTAACAATATGTTTTTAGAAAAAGACAAATGTACTTTTAAAGGAAAGCAATTAGTTATAGATGCTATAAAAGAATATAAAGCTATTAATTACGACCCCGACTATGAAGAATACCGTTCAATGGTAGATAAGTCTTCAGAAGTAATACAAGTGTTTAAGCAACTAAAAGTTGATGCTGAGAACATTAGTACAATAAACGATCTACAAGTAGAGATGGGTAAGGCTGCTAAATCACGTAGAGAACTTAAAAACGCTATTATAAAAGAAATAGAAAGCGGAAATAAAATGTCAGGTGTAGGTGGTGATGATGATTTATCTATTTTTGAACAAGAAGAAATGTTTAAATAATGATAGAAGGAAATAGATATAAGCCAGTCATATATGACAAGAATTTAAAAAACTATAAAAAGTTTAATCCTGATACTTTAGAATATGCTCATTTTTGGAAAGAGCAAAGAAAAAGAATTTTAAATGGTTATAAACCAACAGGAGGTGTATGGATTCCTGGCAATTATTATTTCTATTTAAACTTTTCTAAGATACATGGACTTGCACCTAACGCTAAACGTAAGGGAATGATTACTCCTGTTTATCGTGACCAAGACCACGAGTATTTTGGCGCTGTACACGATGCAAAAGAAAACGGATATGGGCTTATTGTTTTAAAAGCAAGACGAAAAGGTTTTTCTTTTATGAACGCAAACTTATTATTACATGAGTGGGTTTGTTATAGTCATTCTGAAAATGGAATAGGTTCTCAAAAAGAAGACTACGTACTTGATTTCAAAAAAAAGATGATGCTCTCATACAATGAGCTACCTAAACAACTACGACCTAAAATACTTAGAGATAATGAAGACATTCTTATGTCAGGTTATAAAGTAAAAGAAGACGGTGTATGGGTAGATAAAGGTATGAAGTCTATGGTACACTTTAGAGTTATGGATAACCCAGGCGCTTTTAGAGGTACTTCTCTTAACTATATGGTATTTGAAGAAGCGGGAGAATTTTTAAAGCTTAAAAAAGGTTATCAAGCTAATGAAGAATGTTTTAGAGATGGAGCTATTCAGTTTGGTACACCTATTATTGGAGGAACTTCTAACCAAATGGAAATAGAATCTGATGATTATATGGATATGTTTATTAATGCAGACAAGTATAATTTAAAACCATTGTTTATACCTGCAGCTAAAGTATATCCTGGTTACTTTGATATTAAGTTTGGAGTAAGTGATGTTGTAGGAGCAACAAAAGATATTGAAAACAGAGCAGAAAAAAAAAGACAATCAGGAGATATTTCTGACTTATACGCTTTTAGACAAGAGATGCCTTTAAAAGTAGAGCATGCTTTTTTAAGAACAGGAGGTTCACCATTTAGATTAGACTTATTAAACAAACAAATAGCAAACATTAAAACAAACAATAAGTTTGATGTAGTAAGACGAGGTAGATTAGAGTGGCAGAAAAATGAAAGTGGTAAAGAAATATTTGGTAGTTATCCAATATGGGTAGAAGACTTAGGAAATAAAGATGATTACGACAATGATAGTAATCCATTTCCATTTGAGATTGTTGATATGCCATTAACAGATTTAAAAAATGCAGATATAGCAGCAGTCGATCCTTATCATATTGATGATGATTTAGAAGAAATAAAAAAGAACGGAAAGGTAGGTAACAAAAGGTCAAAAGGCTGTATGTGTGTTTACAGAAGATTTATTGGTGTAGAAACGCCTGGTGAATATCCTGTTGCATTTTATACAGACAGACCCGAGAGTAAACAAGCTTTTTATGAAAACTGTTTGAAATTAGCTATCTTTTACGACAGTAAGATATTAGTAGAATATAATGATGACAACTTTTTTAAGTACTTTATAAATAATAAAGTTTTTAGATTTTTAAAAGAACGACCTAGAAGTGCTGACAGCCCATATAGTACTGTAACTAATAAATACGGTATTCATATGAAGAGTCATCAGAAAAAAATGATAACAGAGTTCTTAGATGAATATGTTAAACATCATTGGGAAGATATTTACTTCTTACCTTTGTTAAACGAACTTTGTGTTTATGGAACAGCCAATACGGATAGAGCAATGGCTTTTGGTATGGCTTTAATGCACGATGCTGATAATTTAAGAACAGTAAAAGCAAAAGAAAAAAATGATGGAGATAACGCTTTGTTTATACCTCATTTTAAAAATGTAAATGGTAATATTGTATCAGTTAATGGTATTGAAGGTTCAAGCAAAGCACCAACCTACGATTATAAATTTGATTAATAGATAAATGAGATTTCCAAAACAAAATATTCCAGAAGAAAAGAAAACAGAAGAATGGCACAAAGAATGCCTTGACGCTGTACTAGAAAACAACAAAGGCTCTAATAAGTTTACTCAAGAAAAAGTTAAAGACTATGAGAACTATTTATTAGTTCATGGTCAATTTGATGCTAAACAGTTTAAGTACGTTACAGACATGTACGGTATTACTGCTCCCGCTAGATTAGTTAACTATCCTATTATAATGCCTAAGATTGATTTATTAGTAGGTGAGGTAGTTAGTCAACCTTTAAGATGGAGTGTCAATGTAATTAACAAAAACGCTATTAGAAGAAAGAACGAAAAGAAAGTTCAAATGGCGGCTGAAGTTTTACTTAGACCACATAGGAGAGAAATTGAAAAAGTTTTAGGTTCTGAAATTTCTGACCAAGAAGTTGGCGCAGAAGTTCCTAAAGATATAGAAGCTTTTCAGAATATGAAGTTTCGTGATGCTGTAGAAGAACAAGTTCACGTAGGATTACAATACATATCCCAAAAACAAAAATTAAAGTCATTATTTAAAAGAGGGTTTTACGATTTAGCAATTACTGGTAAAGAATTTTACAGAGTAATGATTAAAAACAGAGACCCTCACGTTGAGCGTATTGACCCAAGAACAGTTATATATGATATTGATAGTGATAAAGAAACTTTACAAGATTGTAAATATGCTGGGTTAGATAATTGGTACACAGTAAATGAAATTGTAGATAGATTTCAATTAGAAGGTTCTGTAATAGATGAACTAGAAAAATTGGAGAAAATGGAAAGCAGTCAAATTTTAGAATTTAATTCTGCTTATGATGCTTACATGACTTCGGAGAGTACAGCTTTAAAAGTAAGAGTTGTAGAAATAGAATGGAAATCTTTAAAAACTATTAAATATAAAGTTTCACCTAACAAATACGATGAAGAAATTGACTATTACAAAATGGTTAAAGATGATTACGTAGCTAAAGAAGGAGAGAATGTAGTTAAAAGAGTTATTAATGATGTTAGATATTGTATTCAAGTTGGACATGAGATTATATTAAAATTTGGTAGAAGACCAAACATCATTAGATACGAAGACAATTATGCTAATTGTAAATTAAGTTTCTTTGGTGTTATTAGAAATGCTTTTAACCAATCAACACTTTCTGTAGTTGATAGTTTAAAGAATATACAAATACTATACAACATAGTAAATTATCACATCGAATTAGCGTTAGCTCGTTCAGGAGGTAAAGCATTAGTTTATGATGTTGCTCAAAAGCCTAAAGGAATGAAGCTTAACGACGTTCTTTATCATTTAAAGAATAGTGGTTTAGCTGTAATTAATACTAACGAGGAGGGTATGCAAACTCGTTCTTTCAATCAATTCCAACAAATAGATTTAACACTATCGCAATCAGTAGGACAGTTAATTAATCTAAAGGTTATGCTTGAACAAACTGCTGACCAACTTACGGGTATTACTGCAAGTAGAGCAGGTATAACAAAGTCTAGTGATGCTGTTGGAGTAAACGAAAGAAGTGTTATGCAATCAACTTTGATTACTGCACCTTTATTTGACATACATTATGAACTAGTTGGAGAAACATTAAATGCTGCAGCTAACTTATTTAGATACTGTTGGGCTGATGATGATAGAATGATGAACATATTTGGAGACATGGGTATTGAAGTCTTTAAATGGAACAAAACTTCTGCATTAGATGAAATAGGTTTGTTTGTAGAAAACTCTGCTAAGGAACTATCTAAGAAACAATCTATGTACTCTATGATGGATAGAATGGCTTCTACTGGTAGTCTTGACCCTTTATCTACTATGAAAGCTTTAAATGCTGAAAGTGCTGTTGAGGTTGAAAAGATATTGACAGAAGGTATTCAAGTAATGCAAGAAAAAGAACAAGCAAATCAAGAAGCTATGCAACAAATTGAATCTCAGAAAAATGAGATTGAAGCACAAAAAATGCAAGTGCCTATTGAAGTTGCTAAGATTAATTCTGAAACAGATATTAAAGTTGCTGAAATGAAAATAAATGCAACTCAAGGAAATTTAGATCAAGAGCAAGAATTTAATTCAGACTCTCAAGATGTTGCACAACAAAATGAATTAGATAAAATGATGTTACAAAATTCTAATTCTGAAGAAGAACAAATAATGCAACAAGGTATGCAAGACGGCTTACCTCAAAGTTTACCTGAAGATGGACAAGTGTAATAACAATTTTTTTTTATAAATTTATAAGCAATGAACGAAGAAGAAAAAGTAAACGAAACAGAAGTGGTGCAAGAATCTACAACTGAACAAGAAGCAAATGAGTCTGATGAAGAACCAACTCAAGAAAAAGAGTACACGTTTAACCCTAATGCTTTTTTTAATGAAAACAATAAACCCGAATCTAACGAAACTAATCAAGAGTCAAGTCAAGTAGAAAATAATAACTCTACTGAAGAAAATGATGATAGTGATTTTAGTTGGGATAAGGGTTTAGATTATATAAAAGAAAGTAATCAAGAAGAAATTAGTAATTCTGAAGTTTCTGAGAATAACGAAACAGAAGTTGCTAATAACACAGAACCAGACTTTGAAAACTTTTTTAAGGAAGTTGGAGTAGAAGTAAAAACAAAAGAAGAGTTTAAGGAATACTATAAATCTTTACAAGAAGAGAACGAGCTTTTGAAAAAAAGTTATCCAGAAAAGAATGAAAAGATTGATAATTTCCAAAATCTTATTAAATTAGAGGATAAGGAACTTGTTACGCAAAGTTTAATTGCTGACGGATTTGAAGGTAGAGAACTAGAAGATGCAGTAGAAAGAATGTTGGACAACGACATAATTGATATTGAAGCTAAGAAAGTTCGCAACACATTAAATAAGGCAATAGCTTCTGAGAGAGAAACTATTATAGATACAAAACGAACTGAAACTGCAAAGCAAGACAATGATCGTGAAGAATCTATTAAAAGCCTTAATGACTATTTAAATTCAACAGAAAAAATGTTTGGATTTAAAATAGCTAGTACTATTGAAAAGACTAACGAAATTCGTAAAAGTCATCAAGAGTATATTGTTAGCGGAAAGTTTTTGCAAAATATTACTGAATCAGAAAAGAATCTAGCGGATTGTGCTTGGCTTTGGGCTAATAAAGATGTTATTTTGAAAGCAATGCAGACAAAAGGTTTTAATAGCGGGAGAAAAGATGTGTTAAATCAAATCGGAAACCCTGAAGTTGACGCTAATTCTAGAACGTTTGCAGACCCTAAAGGTGATGGAGAATTTAATGCTGGCAAGTTTAATATGTAATTTTAAAGTTAAAAATTTAAAGAAATAAAAATGAAATATAATAAAGGTACTTACGGTAAAGACACCGTACAATCAAATGCTTTAGTAACTAACTTACTAAAGTACCCAGAAATTGCAACAACATTAATTAGACAATACCCACAGTATTCTTTGAATTACTTTGTAGATGGTACGTCACGTTTTGCAAAAGAAGAAGTTATTGGAGACAACTCATTTAAGTGGGCAGTTTTAGGTCGTACAAACAGACCTTCTACTCTTACAGGAGTATCTACAGGTAATGGTCTAGCAAATGGTACATTTACTTTTGATACAGAATAAAACTTTTTAAATCCAAATGATATTGTAAGATTTCAAGATGGAACTTCTGCAATTCTTATTGGAGAGCCAACAATTATTGCTGCAGGTTATAGATTTTCTGCAAAGCTACAAACTAATGATGCAACTAAAACAATAGCTGCTTCAAACTTTACTGCGGGTAAAACAGTTAACGCTGCAGGTTCTGCATTTACAGAAGGTTCTGAAAGAGGTTACGAAAACTCTGTTTACCCTGATTGGTATGTTAACTATACTAAGATTAGTAGAAAAGCAAAATCTATTACAGGTTCAGCTTTAACTGATATTACTTGGATAGAAAACAACGGAGAAAGACTTTGGTTCTTTACAGAACAAAAAATCATGGAAGAAGATTTCTTGTATGAGAGAGAAGTTTCTGATTGGTATTCTCAATCAACAATGGATGTTAACGGAGTAGCTAAAGTTTTTGATAGCAACGGAAAACCTATCATTAGTGGTGATGGTATTCTAAAGCAAATCGATTCTGCAAATGTTGATACTTATAGTGGTGTTTTAACTGAAGAAAGAATTACTGATTTCTTAGCTCAATTATCTCTTAACACAGGAGAAATGAACTCTCATTGGATTGTTTACACTGGTACTGCTGGTAAAGTAGCTTTCCATAAAGCAATGAAAGAATTAGTATATCCATCAGGTAACTTAGTATATGATGCTAAAGTTGGAGCAGAAACTGAAATTGGAGTTAACTTTACAACTTACAATGCGTTAGGAAGTAGATTAACACTTGCTCATTGTCCTATCTTTGACGATCCAAACTTACATACTGACATTGACCCAGCTTCAGGTTATTTAAAAGAATCATTTAGAATGGTATTCTTGAACTTTGGACAAACTGATGGTGTTTCAAACATCGAAAGAAAAGTCAAAGGTGCGGGAGGAATTAATCGTTCAATGATTATTAAGTATTTGCCTGGAATGGTTGACCCATTTAATCAAGCGCAAATGATGGCTGTATCTTCAAGAGATAGTTTCTCTATGGAAATACTTTCAGAATCAGGAATGGTAGTTAGAAACCCATTATCTTGTGGACAGTTAATTTTTGCATAAAAATCTAAAGACTAAAGAAAAGGAAAATGGAAAAGTTAGCAAAAGCAGAAATAAAGAATTTGACAAAAGGATTACCTATATCAGGAATAGTCGAAGTACGTTTAGTTGACCCTAAACGTACTGGTACTATTACAGTAAGAGGTTGTAATCAAATTGACGATTTTGGTAATCATACTTGGCGACCATTTGTAGATTCAAATGGAAGTGAAAGAATAGAAAAGATTACTAAAAAAAGATTACTAAGACTTAGTATTGAGAATGATAGACTATTGTATGGTCAACTAATACATCATCCTCATTATGTTAATAGTCCTAGTTCTGTCATAAAGTTGGTTAATTTAGAAGAAGGAGCAGTTGATTTTATTAGTAAACGTGAGTTTAAAAATAAGGCTGAAACAATTATTTCTAAATCATCCGATAAAGAATTGGTTTCACTTGTAAGGGTTCTAAGAATTAACATTAAGCCTAATAGTAGCTTTAACGTGATTAAAAGAGAGTTATACGAACATATTGACAACTATGATAGTACAAAGCGTAAGAGTAACGCTGAACTGTTATTAGATGAATATAATTCTCCTGATTATCCAATTAAAGTTCTTTTAAGAAATGCGATAGCGCAAAAAACTGTAATTGACTCATTGAATCGAATGATGTTTGGTTCTGTAAACATGGGTACTACATTTGATACTGCTGTTACATTCTTAAAAAACAATAAGGACATTGCAAACGAATTAGAAAAAACTGTAGATTAAATGACTATTTTAGAAATGCACAAACTAGCCGATTTGCTTATTGATAAAGCAGATGCACCTTGGTTTACCTCGGATGAAAAGGATATGTTTATTAACCTTGCCGTTAATCAGATTGTTGATGTAAATTATCGAGTATTTGAAAAAGACGAAGAGGCGCGTGCAAAGCTAAATACAATAGTTAAAACTACAAATCAAGGTTCGGTTGATGAAGTTAATTTAACAGCAATAAATGACTTTAGATATACATTAGCTTTAAAAGGTACTACTCCTGATAAATGCGGTAATTTAGTTACTAGAAAAATATCTCCTGTACAATGGGATGATGAAGCTGGAAATCAAAATGACCCATTTAACAAAAACAGTAATACTAATTTAGGTTATGTACAAGAAAACAAAGAAATAGGTAATCCCGCTGTAAAAAGTAGTGTATTAAAAATACTTAGCGACACAAAACCTACTAATGTTATTTTAGTATATTTAAAAACACCAACTAATGTAAGCGCTTCAGGTACAATTGTAAATTGTGAGTTACCTGATAGTGTACATGAGGAAGTTGTTAATTTAGCTGTAAAAAAAATGTTAGGTACTATTGAAAGTCAAGTTCAATATCAAATGCAATCTAATGAGATAGCAAGTGAAAATGAAAATAAAAGATAGAATAAAAAAAAACAATTTATTTAAAAAAAACAATAATTAAAATTTATTACAATGGCAAGAGAAACATTAGCAATCGTAACAGGTGCAGTACCTACATTAGTAGGGAATGACATTCAACTATCACCAGGATATTCTATTAATAAGTATGCATTAAAAGGTGTAACTGCAATTAACCAAGTAGGA